CGCTCTCTCTCCCCGAGCCCATGCCTCGACCCGTCCGGACCAAGGGCGGCATGAGTGCGTTCCCGGGCGGCCCGCCAAAGCCAACGCCGACCGTGGAACCCCGCGACGGGCTGACCTGGGACCCCGAATCTCTGGCGGCGTACACGTGGCTGGCGCCGTTTGTCGAGCTGCCCGACGACGCAAGCCCGCCGCTGTACATGACGCCTCCGCATCCGGACGCGGTTGGCAGCTACGGCGCGCAGGCGGTGGAGTGGATCGAGTCGACGCAGCGCATTCGGCTGCGGTGGTGGCAGAAACTCGCGGTCACGCGGCAGCTCGAACACCGCGCGGATGGCTCGCTGGTCTGGCGGTCGGTGGTGGAGTCGTGTCCGCGGCGCGCAGGCAAGTCGGTGCGTATCCGCGGGCTTGCGTTGTGGCGGATGCAGCACGCCGAGCTGATCGGCGAGGTCCAGACGGTCGTGCACTGCGGCAACGACCTGCCGATCTGCCGGGAGATTCAGCGCGGCGCGTGGCGGTGGGCCGATGAGCAGGGCTGGGAGGTCACGAAGGCGAACGGCAAAGAGGCGCTGGAGGCGCTCGACGGCAGCCGGTGGCTGGTCCGGTCACAGGAAGGTGTCTACGGTTTCGACGCCGGTCTGGCGGTGGTGGATGAGGCGTGGGACGTCAAACCGGACACCGTGACCGAGGGCCTGGAACCCGCGATGTTGGAGCGCCTGTGGGCGCAACTGCACCTGACCTCGACCGCGCATCGCCGGGCGACCTCGCTCATGAAAACGAAGATTTCCGATGCCCTGACCTCGGACGACGGCGAGACGTTGCTGATGCTGTGGGGCGCACCGGCCGGTGCCGACCTGGGCGACCCGGAGGTGTGGCGGTCCGCCTCGCCGCACTGGTCGGAGGACCGGCGCCGCATGATCGCGGCCAAGTACTCCGCAGCCCTGGCGGGCGAGGCCGACCCGCAGGCAGACGACCCCGACCCGATGCAGGGATTCGCCGCGCAATACCTGAACATGTGGCAGCTCACCGCGTCGGCCGCGCTGCGCGGCGACCAGGTGGTGCCCGACGACGTGTGGGCCGGGCTGGTCGACCAGGTTCCGGCCGGTGCGCCGTTCGCGGCGGCGGTGGAGTCGTGGTTTCGGGCCGGGGTGTCGCTGGCGCTGGGCTGGAAACACGACGGCCGGGCGGTGGTGTCGGTGACCAATCACGCCGACCTGACCGAGGCGGTCGCCGCGCTGCGGGCATCGGGGTTCCGGCGTACCGCGACGGTCGGCGCCAGCCTGCTTGAGGACCCGGCGTTGGCCGGGGTTCGAGCCCGCGCAGGTCAAGGCAGGACCGGTGCAGCCGTGGCCGAGCTCGGCCGTCTGGTGACCGAGGACGTGTTGAGCCACGACGGCGGGGCGCACCTGACCGGGCAGGTGTTGGCGGCCCGGACGCTGCCGGGTGCGGATGGTCCGAGGATGGTCTCGACCGGGCGCGCGGACGCAATCAAGGCGGCGGTGTGGGCGGCCGCGGACTGCCGCCGCAAGACGGCCGGCAAACCCCGCATCATCGTGGCCAGCGCGCGGTAACGTCATCCTCATGGAGGGGGGTGGGTGCCGATGCGGCCAGTGCAGTACTGGCGTCGGCCAAGTGGGTTCTGAGCCACCAGCAGCCCACCCCCCGCCTGCCGTCTAGGCCGGACCGCAACACGCCCAACGCTCGCGCAACGTTCGTTGCCTTGCGACTGTGCATGTCACAGTTCCGGGCGTGGGAATCCTCCGACGAGCACTCAACGCATTGACGCTCGACCGTGCTCCGGCCGCGCAGGCGTTCGTCGCGGCGGCCGAGGTAGCGACGGCATCGCCACGGTTCGCGGTCGACATCGACTCTGGCGTGCTGTACGGGACGCCGAGCCTTGAGGACTACATCTACGGCCGGGTCAACATCAGCCGTGACGAGGCGCTGGCGGTGCCCGCGGTCAAGCGCGCCCGTGACCTGATCTGCGGCGAGATTGGACAGTTTCCGCTGATCCTGCTGGACCCGAACGGCAAGCCCACGGACTGGTCACTGCTGAACCAGCCCGAGGCCGGTGTAGCCCGGTCGGTCAGCATCACGCGCCTGGTCGAGGACCTGCTGTTGTACGAGCGGGCCTGGTGGAAGACCACACATCTGGCCTGGCACGGCCGGGCGGCCGAGGTCGTCAAGCTCGACCCGGCCACGGTCACGGTCCAGCCGAAGTATGTCTACTTCCCCGAAGGCATGGCCAAGGTGTGGCCAGACATCGCCGGGCTGATCCGGTTCGACTCGCCGAACGGTGGCCTGCTGACCGCCTCGACCGCCATCCGCACCTACATCGCGCTGGCACGGACCGCGGGACGGACCGCGGACGGGATGCCGCCAGTGGACTGGTTCACCCCGGCCGAGGGCGCCGATCCGGTCGGCGAACCGGTAGGCGACGAGACACAGGAAGAGGCCGACGCCCGGGCAATCCGGGAAATCCTCGAGGCGTGGTATCTGGCCCGGCAGCAACGGACAACCGCCTATGTCCCGGCCTCGCTGAAGTACAACCGCGACGGGTTCAACCCCGAACAGCTCCAGCTCTCGCAGGCACGCGAGTTCGCGGTGACCGAGATTGCCCGGCTGACCGGCATCGACGCCGAGGAACTGAGTGTGTCGACCACCAGCCGTACCTACTTCAACGCGCAGGACCGGCGCCGCCAGCGTCTCGAATCCGTGCTCGGCCCGTACATGACCGCCATCGAGGGCCGGTTGTCGATGGCCGACCTGACCCCGTTCGGCTACCGGGTGGTGTTCGACACGTCGTCGTATCTGCGCCTCGATGACCAGGCGGCGGCACAGACCGACCAGGTGCTCATCACGTCCCGCGTGCTCACTCCCGATGAGGCACGGGCCAAGCGCGGCCTTGAGCCGCTGGGCCTCGAAGAGCCCGCCCCAACCCCGGCTGCGCTGCCAGCCGCACAGCAGGAGGTAGCCCAGCCATGACCAAGCACAGCATCACGTTCACGGTGGCCGAGTTCGGCGTCGACCAGGCCAAGCGCACGCTGACCGGCGTACTGCTGCCGTACGGCGAGGTATCGCGCCCGGCCCGCGACGAGGCCACCGGCAAGCCCGCGCGGTTCAAGTTCGCCGAGGGCACGGTCACGCTCCCCGATGACCCGGCCGACGTGGTGCTCAACATCGCCCACGACCGCGAGACGCTGAACATGCAGGTCGGCGTGGCCACCGAGCTGGCCCCGCAGCCGACCGGCGTGCAGGCCACGTTCCGGGTCGCGCGCACGCCCGAGGGCGACCGCGTGCTGGCGCTGGCCGAGGACCGAATCCTCAAGGCGTTCTCCGCCGAGGTCGAGGGCGAGTTCGAGGCCGATCAGGACGGCGTACAGAACGCCAAGGCAACGACCCTGATCGGCGCTGCGGTCGTCCGGGTGCCCGCGTTCGCGGGCGCCCACATCACAAGCGTTGCGGCGTCCGCCGCACAAGACCAGGAGGAAACCGACGTGACAGACACGAAGGTCGGCGCGGGCGAGACTGTCGCGTTCGCCAAGGCCGAAGGTGACAAGCTGATGGCCGACGTGCAGGCGTTGACCGCCAAGCTCGCCGAGCTGGAGAAGATCAAGCTCCCGGTCGGCCCCGGCACGCAGCAGTTCAAGGTCGCCGAGGAACCCATCTACCGGTTCGCGGGCGCCGAGGCGGCCCCGTCCGGGTTCGACTTCGCCACCGACCTGCTGGCGGCCGGCAAGGACGGCGACGGCGCCGCGCTGGCCCGGCTGCAGAAGTTCACCGCCGAGCGGCTGAGCCCGCAGTTCGTGACCACCGGCGACGTGAACGACGTCAACCCGAGCGTGTACCGGCCGGACATGTTCCTCGGTCAGGCACCGGTCCCGGCGTCCCCGCTCTACGACTTCTTCCACAAGGGCGGGCTGTCCAACGTCACCCCGTTCTTCTGGTCCAAGCTCGACCGGGCGGCGACCAACGTCGGCGTGACCGATCACGTCGAGGGCACCGACCCGGCCGACGACACGCTCGCCACGGCGGTCGGCGCGACCGTGACCCCGGCCCCGGTGTCGGGCAAGGTGCACATCACGCGTGAGGTCGCCGACCAGGGCGGCAACCCGGTGGTGTCCGGGCTGGTGTGGTCGGAGTTCGAGCGGTCCCTGAAAATCGCGCTGGAGACCAAGACCAACGCGCTGATCCAGGCGGGCATGGCGGGCATCACCGCGCTGGCCACCATCGCCACCGGCACCACCGGCGAGGCTGCCGGGCTGGCGGTCGAGGGCGGCCTGATCGATCTGCAGTTCATCCCGGACGGGTTCCGGTTCACGCGGTCGTTCGGTCACGTCGACCTGTACAAGGCGCTGGCCCTGGCGACCGACTCGGACGGCGACAAGATCTACCCGATCATCAACCCGAGCAACCGCGACGGTTCGGCGGCAAGCAAGTTCTCGTCCCTCGACATCGCCGGTTACAACATGTTCCCGGCCGCGTCGCTCGGCCCGACCGGCGCGGGCGCGAACAACAGCCTGGTGGCCGACCCGGGCGCGGTGCACGTCTGGAACTCCGGCCTGACCCGGCTGGACAAGCTCGGCGAGACCGTCGAGGGCTGGGACATGGGCGTGTTCGCGTACTTCGCGGGCGTGCTCTACGACACCGACGGCCTGCGCAAAATCACCTACACGAAGTAAAGGACCCGAGCCCATGACCGAGACCAGGAAGCGCGCCAGCGTCAAGGCCGTCAAGGTCGGCGACCAGGTGACCATCAAGAAGGGCGCGCCCGGCCTGGCCGCGCTGCCGTCCGGCATGGTCGTCACGTGCCGCGGCGCCTACACGATCCAGCACGCGGGACGCCACACGATCGGTGGTGTGGACTACGACGCCACCGACCCGCGCAAGGCCACGCCGCAGGCACCGGCCGAGGACTGACCAGTGCCCGCACCGACCGCGGTCGAGGTCACGGACTATCTCGGCGCGACCAGCGCGACGGAGGACGAGATTGCCGACGCGCTGGCCGCCGAGAAGGCCGACCAGGCGAACCGTTGCCGGGTTCCAGCTGACGCCGACCCTTGGCCCGCGTCTCTCGCACAGGCATTGAAGCGGCGCGTAGCCCGGAACCTGGCGCTTCGCGGGCTGCCGATTGCCGTGCTACAGGGTGACGCCGAGTCCGGGTCAACGGTCCTGCCCGGCTCGGACCCTGAGGTCAAGCGGTTCGAGGCGCCGCACAGAAAGCTGGCTCTCGGATGACGTTTGCGACCACGCGGGCCGAGCTGGCCGCGCAACTGTCCACGGTCGAGGGTGTCACCGGGTACGACAAGCGGCCCACGATCCTCCGACCCGGTGACGCCTATCCGTTGCTCGGTTCGGTCGGCGACCGAAGCGGCATGGCGTTCCAGGTCACCTGGCGCGTGATTGTTGTGCTCGGCAACGATGAGGCCGCGGCCATCGACAAAACCGAGGCGCTGCTACCCGAGCTGTTCGAGGCCATTGAACCGGTGGCCTACGTAGACGGCGCCCAGCCGTTCGCGGTACCCACTCAAGGCGGCGAACTGATCTGCCTGGAAATCACAGCGAGGAGTGAATAGATGCCCCCGGCAACAGGTGCATTCGTGATGAAGGACGCGCTGATTTCGTTCGGCGCGACCGAGTACGGAAACCAGTGCAAGACCATGCGTCTGGTCCCCGACCAGCCACACCAGACCTACCGCACCCTGGTCCCGGACGGCGCCGCGACCGATGTCGACTCGGCCGTCTGGACACTGACCATGGCCGGGCTGCAAATCAACGCCGTTGGTGGTCTGGCCGACTACCTGAACGACAACGCCGGGCTTGAGGTCGAGCTGATCTTTGAGCCGAAGCGCGGCGGCCGGAAGGCCACCGTAACGGTGATGGCCAAGCACACCGATTTCGGCGGCGAGACCGGGAACTGGGCCGAAATTGACCTCACGTTGCCGTGCGTCGGCACGCCAGACTTCACCGACCCGATCTGAGGCGGCCATGTTCACACTGACCCTGACCCCGGACCACGGCGCCGAACTGGTGGTCGAGGCCGACTCGCGCGATATCTACGTGTGGGAGAAAACCCACAAGGGCAAGAGCCTCGGACAGCTCAAATCCAACCTGTTGATGACCGACCTCTACGCCATCGGTCATATCGCGTGCAAGCGGCTGCGCGAGGACGTGCCGAGCAAGCTGGACGAGTTTGTCCAGGCGTACGCGCTCGACTTCGAGGAAGAGGCCGAGGACGGCGCCGACGTGGACCCTACCCAACCGGCAGCCTCGGACGAAAGCTAGTCGCGCTGGCCGTTGCTACCGGCATCGCCCCGAGTGTGTGGGCCGAGGAAGGCGCGGCGGCGATCCAAACCGCCGCCGAGCTGCTGGATGAGTTGAACCGCAAGACCGACCAGGAAGGGTGAGGAATGGCCAAGAGCGGGCTGACGATCACGGTGCAGATCGACGGCGCGACCGAGACGCTCAAGGCGTTTCGTGAGCTGCCGCGGCAGGCCACCGACCGGCTGCGGGACGCTGCCGTTGAGCTGGCCGGTGACCTGTTGCCCGCGGTCAAGTCTGCGGCCCGGTCTGACCGTTCCCCACAGGCGGCCCTGGTGGCGACGACCGTCAAGGTCCGCCGCGACCGCATCCCGGTATTGGTTGCCGGTGGCACCAAACGACTCGGTGTGAACCGGGCACCGGCCTACAAACTGCTGTTCGGGTCGGAGTTCGGCTCGACCCGGCTCGACCAGTTCCACAAGTTCCACCAGGGACAAGAGGGTTCCTGGTTCTTCCCGGTGATCGAGGCCGAGGCCGCGCGTATCTCCGCGGCCTGGACTGACGCGGCCGACGCCATCATTCGAGACTTCAGTGGGGGCGAGTGATGGCGTCAGGACTGCGCACCGTCAGCATCAAGTTCAACGGTGATTCCAAGGGCCTCGAACAGGCAGCGGACAAGGCCGAGCGTGGCCTGTCGAGCGTGGCCGACAAGGCCGACAACCTCGACAGCAAGAGCGCCCAGGCGACCGACTCACTCGGCGCGCTGTCGTCCGGGTTCGAGCTGGTCGGCCTGGACCAGTACGCGGCCGGGCTGGGTTCCGTTGCCCTGGCCACCGACTTTATGTCGGGTGTCGGCACCGGGCTCAACCTGATCATGAATCTCACCGCGGTGCAGTTCATCCGGGCCAAGGTCGCGGGCGCGGCGTACGCCGTGCAACAGAAGGCGGTAGCGGTGGCAACCAAGGCGTGGACCGCTGGTCAATGGCTGCTCAACGCGGCCATGACCGCTAACCCGATCGGGCTGGTGGTGCTGGCGATCGTGGCACTCATCGCGATCATTGTCATTGCCTGGAAGCGTTCGGCCACGTTCCGGGCGATCGTCACCGGAGCGTTCCGGGCGGTCCAGGTCGCGGCGTCGGCGGTCGGCCGGTTCTTCACCGGCACGCTGTGGCCCGGGATCAAATGGACGTGGGACAAGATTAGCGGCGGCGCGGTCGCGGCCAAGAACGGCGTAGTGGGCGCGTTCAACAGCACGGTCGGGTTCGTCAGGGGCCTGCCGCGTCGGATCACGTCGGCGTCGTCGGGCATGTGGAACGGCATTTCAGGCGGATTCAGGTCGTCGCTCAACTCGGTCATCGGACGGTGGAACCGCCTGTCATTCTCGCTGCCCGGCGTGGACACACACATTCCCGGGGTCGGCCGGATCGGCGGGTTCACCCTGCACACCCCGAACATTCCGATGCTGGCCCGCGGCGGCACCGCGATAGCGCCCGGCCTGTCCCTGGTCGGCGAGAACGGCCCCGAGTTCCTGCGGATGCCACGCGGCGCCTCGGTCATCCCGCTCGACCAGGCGGACGGCCCGACCGTGCTCGAGGCGCACATCGAGATAGGCGGCGAGGTCGTGCGCGTGGTCCAGGTCGAGATGAAGAAACGCGACCGGGCGCTGCGGCGTACCGTCCGGGCAGGTGCCCCCGCATGACGCTTGCAGCGACCTACGACCCGGCCCTGTCCCGGATCCGGTTGGCCGGCACTTTCCTCAGCCCGGCCGTGACGGCGGTATTTGAGCGCTCGACCGACAGCGTGACCTGGACAACGGTTCGCGGCGGCGGCGCGGTCCCGGTCGTGGCCCAGAACGCGAACGCCGACGACTACGAGTTTCCGGTCGGCGTGGCCATCACGTACCGGGTGCGTGGCCTCGATGCGGGCGGCGTCGAGCTGTTCAGCAACACGGACACGATCACTCAAGACCTTGACCAGGCGTGGATCAAGGTGCCCGCGGCACCGTTCCTGAACCGGCCGGTGATCGTGGCCGACCGGTCGGACATCACCCGCCCGGCCCGCCGCGGCCTGTTCCCGGTGGTCGGCCGAACCCTGCCGGTGGCGGTCGGCGACGTGGCGTCGAGCATCGCCTACACGGTCACGCTGCTCACTGAGACGCTGGCCGAGGAAAGTGACCTTGACCTGCTGTTCGCGTCGGGTGAAATCGTGTTCCTCCAGCTCCCGGCGACCGCCCAGCACATTCCGGGCGGCTACTTCTCAGTGGGCGACACGTCCCGGCGCCCGGCCACCACGCGGCTGTCCGCGCGGCGGTCGTGGGAGGTGCCGTTGGTCGAGGTCGCGGCGCCCGGGCCGGAAGTGATCGGGTCCACCTACACGTGGACATCGGTCCTGGCCGACTACGCCACCTGGGCCGACGTGCTCGCAGACAACGCCACGTGGGCCGAGCTGCTGGAACGCGTCGGGTCACCCGAGGACGTGATCGTGCCATGAGGCCGGTATCGGATCGGTTCCTGTCGACGCTGCGCGGTTCGCACCTGGCGGTGTTCCGGGCGCGCGTCCAGGACAGCTTCATCATCGGGACCGACCCGGGCGGCGTCGAGATTCCCATTCGCGGCGGCGACGTGAAGTACTCCGCGACATCGGCGGTCCGCTCGACGCTGACCCTGACCACCGGCCGCGCCGAGCCGGGTTCCGGGCTGGGCTCGGTCGAGTGGCCGCGCTCGGCGTCCGACACTCTGGCCCCGTACGGGCACTGGATCTACGTCGAGCGTGGCCTTGCCTTTGGCAACGGTCAGCGCGAGTGGGTCGGGCTGGGCTATTACCGCATCGACACGATCGAGCAGGACGAGGCGCCTGACGGCGTGATTGAGATTGCCGCGTCCGACCGCAACGCCGGGCTGCGTGATGGCCGGTTCCTCGCCCCGCAACAGTTCGCCTCGACCCTGACCTACGGCGATGTCGTCAACGCGTTGATTTGGGGTGTGTACTTCTGGGCCGGGATCATCGAGTGGGATGACCCCGCGGTCCGTGACGACACGATCAATCGCACGATCATCGCCGAGGAAGACCGGCTGACGACTCTGCTGGACCTGCTGACCTCCATCGGCAAGATCGGCTACTGGGACCACCGCGGCGTGTTCACGATCAAGACCCCGCCATCGACCGCGGGCGCCCCGGCCTGGACCGTCGATGCCGGGCGAGACGGCGTGCTGGTCAAGATGAGCCGCGGCCTGACCCGGGAGGGTGTCTACAACGCCGTGGTGGCGACCGGTGAGGCGGGAGACACTACCGCGCCCGCGCGGGCGGTCGCCTACAACCTGGCCCCGGACAGCCCGACGTACTGGCACGGCGCGTTCGGCAAGGTGCCGACGTTCTACAGCTCCCCGTTCATCACGACCAACGCGCAGGCGCAGACCGCGGCCGACGCGCTGCTGCGGCGCAAGCTGGGCCTTCCGTACCAAGTCGAGCTGTCCAGCGTGCCGAACCCGGCGATCGAGCCGTACGACGTGCTGGCGGCGGCCTACCCGCTGCGGTCGCGGTCGCGGTCACTGCGCACCGAAACCCATGTCGTCGATGAGGTCACCATCCCGCTGACCCCGGACCAGCCGGTGACGCTCAAGACCCGTGAACAGCAAACCGAGCTGATCGGAGCGGTCGCGTGATCACTGACGATCTGTCCGGCCTGTTCGGCGGCGGCCCGGCCGGGCTGCGGTTCCGGCAAGGCACCGTGCTTACGTGGAACCCCTCGACCGGTGAGAACACCGTGGACCTGGCGGGCGGCACGCTGACCAACGTGCCGATCATCAACACGGCCGAGGCGGTCGCGCTGAAACCCGGGCACGTGGTCGGCATGCTCGGTCAGGGGCGAACCTGGTTCATCCTGGGCCGGGTCACCCCACCGAATGACCCGAACTTTGCTGGCGCGTCCCTGGCGTTCGGGTCGGCCGGCGCCCAGGTGCTCAACTACTCGGTCAGCACGTCGAGCGTGATCAAGGCGACATCCGACGAGCTGGTGGTGCCGGACTGGGCCGATGAGGCGGTTGTCCTGGTCACCGGTACCGGTTGTGTCGTCAACAGCAATGCGGCGGCACAGTCGGTCGCGCTAGAGGTCGGCGTCGAGGGAAGCTCGGGCGGCGGTTCCTGGTTCGACGTACAGCCCGGCCGGATCGGCGGATATTCCGCAACCAACCGGAACCTGTTTACCGGGCTGTCAGGCGGCGAGGTTCTGCAGGTCCAGGGCGCCGTGATCGGCACCGCGGCGTTCGCGGCCAACCCGAGTAACGCGCTGTTCGTGCACGCCATCGCCATTTACAAGAGCAACATCTGAGGGAGGAACCCCGCCATGCCCGACGTGACCCCGATTTACGGATTCCCGTATCAAGTGCTCGGCGACGGACCGAACGGGCCGACGCTCGGTCAGGACCTGGCCGAGGCGGTCGAGGCCACGCTTCAGGCTCAGCTCGCGCTCAAGGTCGACAAAGGCGCCTGCCAGCTGCGGCAGACGGTCGCCCAGTCCGTTCCGCACGTGACCTCTACGCCGATCACCCTGGACGCCGTCGACGTCGACACGGGCGGCATGGCCGATCTTGCGAACGACCGAATCGTGATCCAGAAGACCGGCATCTACCTGCTGACGGGAATCGTCGCGTTCTCGGCGCACGCGACCGGCTACCGGCGTGCTCACGTGCGCCTCAATGGCGCCGACATTCTGCCGATGGACGCCCGGGACGCCAACACGACCACCGGTCTGGCGACCGTGCCGCAGGTGCAGTTGACCCGCGAGCTGACCGTGGGCGACCTGGTTACGTTGGTCGGGCTGCAAACCTCCGGCGTGGAGTTGAACACGCAGGCCAGTTCGCCCTATCACTCCATCCTGTCGGCGGCGATGGTCTGATGGGTCTTGAGGCAATCCTGTCCCTCGGTGCGGTGTGCGTGGCACTGGCCGCGATCGGCGTAGTTGCCCGCGGCATCTACCGGTTCCTCCAGCGCGTGAACGCGTTCCTTGAGGACTGGAACGGAGAACCGGCCCGGCCCGGCCGCGCCGAGCGGCCATCGATGCCCGCCCGGATGACCGGCGTAGAGAACCGACTGACCAAACTGGAAGAGGTAGCGAACCGTGGCTGACTGGTATCTGGCGCCATCACTGGTTGCCCTGCGCACCGAAATCAACCGGCGATGGCCGAACCGGGATAAGCGCAGCGACGGCGCCAAAGGCGACGACGCGCACGCCATCCGCGACTCCGACCACAACCCGGATTGGTCCGCGGGCGGCGTGGTCCGGGCCATCGACGTGGACAAGGACGGCATGTCCGTGGCCGCGCTGCTGGACGCGCTGACCGGCGATGACCGCGTGGCCTACGTGATCTGGTCCGGGCGGATGATGCGCAGCTATCCCAAGACCATCGGCAACCGCACCTACAAACCGTGGGAATGGGCGCCGTACACCGGCCCCAACGCGCATACCGGGCACGTGCACGTGTCGATCCTGCGCACCCGCTCGGCCGAGACCAACACGTCCGCCTGGTTCAAGGCGGCCCAACCGGAGGATGACGACATGAGCGCAGCAGACGTGCGGGCGGTCAACGCCTACACCGAGAAACGACTGGACGACTACTTCACCTGGATGGCCAAAAACGTCCGCCAACAGCTCGCCCCGCTCAAGCAGGCGGTCGCCGAGCTGGCCGCCGATGACGAACCGGCCGCGGCGGCGATGGTGGCGGCGTTCGACGTGCCGGACCTGCCCAAGCCCGCGCCCGAGGTCGAGGCGTGAGGCGGCTGCTGGCCGGGCTGCGGCGCAACCCGGTTCGGGCCTACCTGTACGGCCTGGCCGTGCCCGCCGAGGCGCTGGCCGTGTCCTACGGCCTGGTGAACGACAGCAAGGGCGCGCTGTGGCTGGCGCTGGCCGCCGCGGTGCTGCTGGTGCCCGGCGTCGAGGCGGCCCGGCAGCGCGTCACGCCGACCACCGACCCACGCGACGACGCCGGCCGATCCCTGGTGCCGCGCCGCGACGGCGGCCCGGTCCGACGCTTGACCGTGTTTGACCGCTGACAACGCAGAGACCCCACCGGTTTCCACCCGGTGGGGTCTCGCCTTGCTGTGCGCCAAATGCACACGGACCGCAGTATTCGGACGGCCCGCGCGCACGAGCTTACTCGTCCAGCCACATGTCGAGGCCGTCCAGGGTGACGTGATAGCCGCGGTGCCGTGTGAGCAAGCCGCACACGGCCTGCCCGCGTCGCTCTCCGCACCGGTCGGATTGTGCTTCCATCACGTCAGCGATCCGCCGCAGTTGCACCACCACATCGCCCAAGGTGGCCTCGGTCGGGAGCTGGTGCACGTTCTCCGCTGCCTGGTTCATGAAACGGGATCGTACCGTCATGCCGCGTCCAGGCCAACGGCCAGTACGGCGGCGTGCTTGGCCTCGGGTGGCGTCTCGACGTACCGGGCGGTGGTCTCGGGCTTGCTGTGGCCCAGGAGCTCTTGCACGGCGCGCAGGTCCCGTTCGGCCGCGTACGCCTTGGTGGCGAACCTGTGCCGCAGCGTGTGTCCGCTCCATATGCCCGGCAGCAGGCGTTCGAGTGTGCGGCCTACGTTGTCGGCCGACGCGTGCCCGTGCTTGCCCGGGAACAGGTAGCTGCCCGGGCCGATCCCGCCGACGTACAGCCGCCACCCGCTGCCGACCTTCCCCAGTCGGCGGCGGTCCAGCTCGGCGCGCACGGCCCGGCCCAGCTCGGGGTGAATCGGCACCTTGCGCTGTTTGCGGCCCTTGCCGTGCACCAGGAGCTGGCCGGTGTCCCAGTCGAAATCATCCGGGTGCACCTGGGCTATCTCGGCCCGCCGCAGCCCGGCGTACCCGGCAAGCATCAGCATGAGCCGCTGCCGATCGTCTGCCAACCACAGCGCCTGCTGAAACGCGGTGTCGGGCGTCGGCCGCGGCAACGCGGCCTCGACCCCGACCCGCGGCAGTCGCCGGGCCGGGCTGTCGTGCTCGCCCACGCGGCCGGTGTCGACCGCCCAGCCGTAGAACGAGCACAGCCCGGCCCGGGCCGACTTGCGCGCCTCACCACCCCACCCGTCGTAGGCCAGAAACTCGGTGAGCTGGTCGAGGGTGACCGCGAACGGGTCGCCCCCGTGCCGGGCGGCGAACCGCTCGACGTAGTACCGCCGCAGCCGGATGGTGCTCGGCGTCCGGCCCGCCGCCTTCAGGTAGGTAATCCACATTGCAAGAGCAACCGCCCAGGCGCCCGCGCATTGCCGCACTTCATCAACCCCCACATGGTTGAGCGTCTTAACTTCCAACGTGGGAGACATCGATTGCCCACCGATGTTTGTTACAGGGCGTGACATGGTTGTTATGCCGCGTGCGGGACAGTGAGCGTGTCCCGAGTCGGATAACCGGCAGGTTCCTGGTTCGAGTCCAGGCGCGGGAGCACAGAGCGTGACCGCCTTGACTGAGGCACCCGAGCGCCCGGACCAGGTCCCCCCTGGTCCGGGCTTTCGCCTTTCTCCAACCAATCGAACGGGACGCCGGTGCGCATCGCCCACAGGCGAATGAACGCCTTGCCGGGCACGACCCGGCCGTTGATCCAAGCGCCCACAGTGTTACGGGAGACGCCGAGGTAATCGGCGATCTCTTGGACTGGCACGTCTGCGACCCGCAGCGCCTTACGCAGGCGGTCTGCGAGGTCGAACTGAGGGATGTTGCCCTCTGCCGGTGCGTTACTCATACATCGAGTGTTGCATCACAAACCGGTTACGCGCAACGCATGTTGCCAACGATCGTTGCGTGTGTGCCGCACTGAACGATGGCAACACCCGTTGCACGATCATGCCGAGATGCTTGGCGTATGCCTTCTGGCTGTGCAATGCTCAATGCATGGCAAACGCAAACCTGATCGGCAGCGCGACGGCGTGCCAAACGCTCGATATCGACAAGAGCACCCTCAGCCGGTGGGTGGCGGCCGGTGTCATCACGCCCAAGGTCAAGCTGCCGGGCCGGAACGGCGCCATGCTGTTCGACCCGCAGGACGTGACTGCACTCTGCCTCGACCGCGGCGCCGCGCGAGCCAAGTAAGCCGGGTCGCCCGGTCACGTCAGCCGCGAGCCCTCACGCGCCTTGACCGGGTGACCCGTTCCAAACCCTGGAACTGGAGGACCCTTGCTGTGAGCAACGAACTGATCATTAAGGCGGCCGAGGCCGTCGACACCCTGCGCAGTGCCCTTGAGCTGTGGTGCACCCGCGACGACGACCACGGCAGCCCGCTCGGCGTCCGTGGCGCGGCCGACGACGCCTCGGCCGCCGCCGCCGCGGCCGTCACCGAGCTAGCGGCCATCCGCAACCAGGTCGAGCGCGAGGCCAAGGCGTACGACCAGGCGCGGCGGCAGCACACCGACGCTCTGCTGGGCGAAATCCTGGTCAAGCCGCTAGCGAGCAAGTACGGCGCACCGTCCGGCCGACCGGTCGAGATGCCCGAAGGCGGCGTGTTCGACAGCAACGCTGACGGGTTCTGGGATGAGCCCGCCGACTATAAGTGCGGCGACTGCGGACAGGTGTTCCCGGTCGACCCGGCCGACCCCATCGAGTCGCACGGCGCCTACCTCGACCACCAGGCCGAGCACGACGACGCCGAGGACGACAACGGCAAGGGCGCGAGCATCGAGGATGAGCAGGAGTGCGCGTCGTGCGGCTGGCCATACGCCCCGGTCGACCCGAACTGTGGACACGAGGCCGTCCAGTGAGCCCCCGGACCAAGGCGGCCATCATCTCCGCTCTGATCATCCTGGCCGCGCTCGGACTCTGGTTCGGCGCGCTGGCCATCTCCGACGCGCCCGAGCTGCCTGATGGCGGCATCAAGCCACCGGCCTCTGTGCCCGGTCCGGCCGTACCGGAGAACCGCTGACATGCGCCGATCCGAGTACGTCGATTCAGTGTCAAGGCGGTCTTGACATGGCTAGGCGGAGCAGGGAAGTCGAGACAACCGAGTACCTGGCGATGGTTCGGCGCCTGCTGCGGGCGGCCGGTCAGCGCGTCGGAAACGCCGATGAGGTCGAGCTGGCCGAGCTGGTCGAGCTGCGCGAGCACCTGGAGCAAGCGATAGCCGACGCGGTAGCCATTCAGCGCACGTGGGGTCGGTCCTGGGCCGACATCGGCCGCGGCCTCGGAACCAGCCGCCAAGCGGCACAACAGCACTATGGAAGGGAAGTTGCGAGTTGAACACCAAACCGCCGGACGTTTGCAGGTTCGTGTTCGTGTGCGCGTTCGCTGATTGGCAGGTGCAAGCCGCGCCGCGTGTGCGCTCGGACCTGGGCGGCGCTATCGAGACGTTCAAGGCGATTGCCGAGGCGCACCGAGCGCACATGTTCGAGGACCACGCCGACGCCGACCGCGAGACCATGCGGCGGGTTCTCGTGCGCATGGGTGCACCGGATGAGGTCACCAGGCGGCAGGGTGACGGACACTTGTCGGGCGCGATGGCCGGTGTCCCGCTTCCGCTCTGGTGGGTGGACCGATGAACCGCGTAGAGCTGTCCCCGCTGACTTTCCGCGGCATGGCCAAGCGCATCACGGCCGACCTTCATCCCGGCCGCAGCGAGGCGGCCATGTGCTACGCGGTCCACCTGCTGGCCGAGGTTGCCTCAGGCAACTTCAACCAGGGCGAGGCCGCCGAGCAACTGCGCGGCATGGCCGTGCAAGCCAAGCCGGACGAGTACGCCGCGGCGGTTCGGCAGGTACTCGGCGAGGCGGTCGAGGCGCTGTGATCTGGACCGTGCTCGGCGGCATCAACGGCGGCATCCTGCTCGCAATCGTGCTCGGCGCGTGCCTGCTGGGCTGGCGCTACCTCACTGGCCCGGTGAGCACGTCAACCGCCTACAACCCAATGACTGAAGGGGATTCCGTGGCCCGAACCGTAAGCCTGTTGCGCCCGTACCCGTGCAAGGTCGAGGGCTGCGCAGGCATGCGCGCCCAACGTCACCTGGTCTGCCCGGCGTGCTGGAAACGGGTTCCCAAGCGCCAGCGCGCTGACTTCTACCGGACCTGGGACCAGTTCCAGGCAGGCAGTCCGAAGGGCTACGTGCGGTGGCTGGCGGCCCGGCAGAAGTGCCTGGAGTCCTTGCAGTGAAGGCGAAACCCTGCCATCGGTGCGGCCGGCCGATCATCTTCGTGAGCCTGGTGACCGGTACGCCGATGCCCTGTGAGCCCGTGCCCGACCCGGACGGCAGCGTGTGTGCCCGCCTGGTCGAGGGCGGGCTTTCGGGCTGGGTGGAGTCGCGTGAACGTCCGTATGAGGCAGGAATGCGCCGGTACATGCCGCACAAGGCGCTGTGCCCGGTCAAGCCGAGACGCAAGCGGTTGGCTGCGACCCGGACCAATGAGGAGACCTGATGCCCGCGAGCGGCCGCTACTGCCTCGCTGTCTGCTACTGCGGCCACTGCCCGCACTGGCAGGACATGGCCCTGTCTGCGGCCGATCGGGCGCGCCTGCTCGACTACCTGGCGCACCCGCCGCGCAAGTACTCGCCGAGCTGGTACCGCGACCCGCTCGGCCGCGCCCAGTTCGGCAAGGCTGGGCACTGATGGGCGCGGCCCTGGTCGCGTCGGCCGTCGTCAACGTGCTGCCGTCGCTCGGCCGCAACCATGCCAGCCGGGTAGCCCTGCTGGTCATGGCGAACACCGCCAAGGACAACGACCCCGAACCGTGGTATGGCGCGGGCTGGTGGCCCATTGCACAAGCCCTCGGGCTGTCAGGCACCGAGGCGACCCAACGCGACCGGGTGACCAAGGTGCTGGGTCAGCTAGAGGACCTGCGCGTCATCCGCATTATCGAGGCCAAGGCGCCCGGCCGACACGTGCGCTACGGGCTACAGCTCGGGCATCTGCGCCTTGTGCATAACTCCGACCAAGACCACCCCCAACCTGTGGATAACTCCCGGCGTGCAACACACTGACACTCGGTCGTTACGACCGGCTTCACTCGGTCGTTACGACCGGCTTCACTCGGTCGTTACGACCGGTTCCCTATATAGGAAGAGGAGACAAAGAGGAGCTATGGAGGAGGTATATGGCCCCGACCCCGTACAAGTGCCCGCCGCTGGGCTGTGGATGACACCGCCAGCGCTTGGGTTCGCTATCACGCAGATGATCCGCGCTGGGCTGCTCGACGCTGACCTGGACGCCATCGGCCGCGAGACAGCCTCACGTCGGCTGGAGCTGGCCAAGTCGAAAAGCGCCAGCGAGGGACGCGCATCCATCCCTGGGTGCCTCACGGAGAGTAGTCACTGATGCATGCCGCTACCGCCTGGTCGGGCCGGGCTGTCGCCACCGCCCGCGCCTACGTCGCCCAACGCCTGCCCGCACCCTGCGGTCAGTGCGGTCACACCGTCACCGCTGCTGACGAGTGGGTGGTCGGGCACATCAAGTCGCGGGCGCTGCACCCCGAGCTGACCTGGGTCCCGAGCAACTGGCGCGCCGAGCACCGCAAGTGCAGCGACCGCACCGGACAGGCTGCGGTGATCGAGAAGGCGCGGGCCGAAGGTGCCGCAATCGCCTTGCAGGGAAGGGTTTTTCCCGCTCCGGAGG